TCAGTTATGTTGTGATCTAGCGTTTGGTTTTAGTTTTAGATGCGTAAGAACTTACGTATCGTCAGTGTGTAACTACTAAGCAATGTCATATTGTACATCAGTCCTGTATTTTGTTGTGGCGCATGTGGTGGTCGTTAACCACGATCGTTGTCTCCATTGGGAGGTCGTTCAGTGGGAACGTTATCACGCAACACACGTGAATGGATGTTTGTTTCACCCATAACTAGTGGTTCTGTTTGGCCTTGAGATAGAGAGCTCCCGCGCTGCCGATGCCGGCGAATGCCTTACCGGTTTGCGTTTGCACTCCCTGCCATGCAGACTCGGCTACATGACTAGCAAGGGAAGAAGCCTCGGTGGCTACCCTCGCTGACCAACCTGGCATCATAGAATCCAGGCCAGCAACAATGTTGGAGGTAGAGGGCAGATCGAGATCTGTCTGGGCGGTACCGGTAAGACCACTGTCTATGTCCGGACGCCACTCTACGACCTTTGTCGTTGCAATCGCCAACTTGTTGAGGATGCCGTCCTCACAGCCCCTCCAAGCGAACCCAATAACCTTGGGTGATAGGAGGGACGGGTCAGTACCGAGCGTGCTGGAACTGGTTCCAGGCACGCCCATCGTGACACAGTTGTCTTCACCTCCCCCAGCACGAAACCTTGCGGTCCCGCTGTCTACGTCCGGTCGAAAGACCACCTCATAGGTGTCTAGCCCCAGACGCTGGGTTTTGGTAGCACGATTAAATAAATCGTTAACGTTGTGCACACCGTTCTTCAGCAGGTCAGCCAAAGAATAGTTTTGGATCCAGGCGATTTGCCCGGCCGAGTCCGTCATCTTGCCGGTGTAAGTGAGTTGCAAACACGCGGCGAGAGTTCGTACGTCTCGGACTAGTCCAGTGGACACAAACGGACTACCCGGGTCTTGCAATGCAAGACCGTTTCGTGAACTGATTGAGCCGGCCCCCATTGGGTCGGCATTGTTGTTTAGGAACATGCTAGTTGGGCTAGTGCCTGAAAAGCGGATCATATTCCAATGGGTGCCACCAGCATTGTTGTATGCTGGGACCCAAAATATGGCTCCGCAAGTGTCGGAAATACTGCCATTTTCCGAGTGGGAGTTCTTGACTCGCGCTGTCAATCCTTCGCAAGATCCGTAGATCCCTGGTACGATCGCCGCTCGACACGGGTCAATTACCAGACGTTGGATTGAGGCGACCCGCCCATTCTTGGGCGAAGACTTTCCTCTCTTCGTGGAGCGGCGCTTGGGGCCACCCCGTTTCTTAGGAGCGCTCTTGCGCCCCCGGACTTGTTTGTTCTTCCTCTTTTGGAATGTCATTTTCTTGATTATCGTTTGTTAGTGTTATTCTGTCGTTGTATTATATTCAACGCCGGCCACCCGAATGGCCGGCACCTAAAACTGTTTGGGTTAGTTATCTTCTAATCGCCGTTGTTTTCCAAGTCGTCGTGCTCGGAAACTACCGTTCAACCAACCGTTATTACGTTGTGGGCTGACGGCGTTGCGCTGGCGAAATTTTGATTCTCCGCGTTGGCGGAGTCCACCAGTGTCCTCTGGTGGCAACCCCAATCCTGGGGTCCGTCCCTTGTTCGGGGTACTTGATGACTCAACTTTGGTTGAGTTGTGCTGCCTCTTAGGCGCTCTTCCTGCTTGCTCAGGCATAAAAAGTCCAGGGTTGTCTACTCTAAAGACTATGAGACGCTCTTTCCCACCACGTGATAGTAGGGCCAAGCGTTCAAGTTCCTTGAGTTCTACTTGCAACTTTGTTAATCTGGGTCGGCCGCGAGGACCATCCCGAATACTGGACTTAGGTTGTTTTGGCTGCTGCGAAAGCGCTCTACGGGACCGTCCCGTTGTTCTTTGTTCGTCTTGTTGACGTGGCTGCCTCTTAGGCGCTCGACCAGTTTTGTCTGGTCCATTTGTTTTACCAGTTTTGTCTGGTTTCTTCCTCTTGGGTTTGGTATTCTGACGTTCCTTTAAACCTGTGGCTCGTTCTTTGACGTCGTATGTCTGAACGAAGTGTACGCCTTCAGGGTCGAACTCGGGTGGGACGTTCCACTTGATGAGTGTCGATATCGCCTCTAGGAGATCTGCAGACTCTGGGTCCACAACATACTCGTGTATGCGATCTCCGTCGACGCGGCGGGTTTGTCGAATGGTTCCTTTATCCTGTAAACTCATGACTGTTGAGTTTAGCCAAGCGTCGGTGCCATTTTCATGACCCCAGTGACCCCAGTTAGGGTAAGCTTGCCAGCCAAGGATGATTGGGGTGGGTCGGTCCTCGAGACCATTCTCCTGCCCCAACGAGACATTTACGGAAGCCGTTGGTGGTTCGGGTATCTTAACAAAACACGGTGTCTTGAGAAGATCCTCCAGCGTAGCTGTCGAAATGAAGTCTCGTAATAACTGTAACTGGTAACCCGGTATAGAGCGTTCCAGATAGTCGTACATCCATCCCTGGGTGTTGTTGTTCGGAAACTGCACACTGGCGTCCTCCCACCAAGAGAACCACGTTGTGTTCTTCTCGGTGAGAGTATCCGGTTTGGCCTTGCCGTTGTAAGACGAATGGTTTTTATACAATTCTCCTACCCTGCGGCAGTAGTCACCCAAGAGGGGGGTGTTGTAGTCTGTGAGCTCTACACAGTATGCTTTTTCAACGAGCTTAGACAGCATGGTGCCTGTCAAGTCGTTGCACATGTGGAACTTTGCTACGGTGCGGTTAATATCCTGACATGAATCTGGGCAACCTTGCCAGACTTCAGGTGAAAACTGTCGCGATAGGAAACTAACACCTGAGTCACCTCGTTGGAGATGCGCCTCTAGTGTTAGGACGTGACCAAGTGATCTGGCAGATTGGATGAGTATGTCCTTATCTGCGTCACCTAGTGTTCCGTCGTCTCCTCCGAAGACTCCTTTACTACGTAATTTCTGCATTGCTAATTCGTGTCCTAGACCTTGTCTACGAAAATGTAGATAAGCCGTGAAGGCGTTGACAATCGTGTTGGAGCCACTGGTGTCAGCGGCACCTGAGTTTTGTGCTACCCAGGTCCTGTAATGGTCCTCCGTCATGTAACAAATCTTGTTGAAATGTGCGGAAATTTGTTCACGTAGTTCATCGTGATACTGCGGTTGAAACATACGTAACATAACCGCCTTAACCAACAACCGTGAGACGTTGTTAACCCTACCATCCATTCGTGAGAAGTCTGTCAAAACGACAGACTGTGATTTCTCACAAATGGAGGCTACCCGTTCAGCCACCTGAAGAGGGGTCTTCCCAAATGCGTACCACGATTCGCCTTTGAGGACATCTGCCAACCTATAACAGAACTGAGAAAAAGCAAGTTTGTCTTTGCCGTTGCCCGTAGTGATGATCCGAGGATCTTTCACTGAGCCAATGCCGTAGACTTCCGCTTTAAGAAACGAGTTGAAAACGCGAGCGAAATTGCTCCCACT